AAAAAAAGAAGTAGTGTTTTTTATAAAATATATAGAACACTATGCTTCACAACAAATTAATGATAAAGCAGAACAACAACAGAAAAGAGCAGAGCAAACAGCCGCTCAAGGCAAAAATGGATAAAAGATAATGGCTAAGAATGAAGTGAAAGTAAACCTGAAAGTTGATGATAATGGGAATCTCAAGAAAACAGGAAATAAAGCAAAGCAGGCAGGAAAAGACGTACAAGGTCTTAGTAAGTCAACAGTAAATGCTGACCGTGCTATGAAGGGCATTTCCCGTCAATCTTCAAATTCTACTAAAAACTTCTCAAAGATGTCCCAAGGACTGACAGGCGGACTTGTGCCTGCCTATGCAACATTAGCAGCTAACTTATTCGCATTAGGAGCTGCTTTTAGATTTCTTAAAGAAGCAGCAGACTATAAACTATTATTAGAAGGTCAGAAAGCTTATGCCGCAGTATCAGGTGTAGCCTATAAAACTCTTACTAGAAGTATTCAAGAAGCTACAGCTCAACAAATTACTTACGCAGATGCTGCTCAAGCAGCTGCTATTGGTACTGCCGCAGGATTAAGTGCAGACCAATTAACTAGATTAGGAGAAGCTGCTAAGCTCGCTTCAATCGCTTTAGGAAGAGACGTAACAGATGCTTTTAATAGATTAGTACGAGGTACCACAAAAGCGGAGCCAGAACTATTAGATGAATTAGGTATTATACTTCGTTTAGATACTGCTCTTGAAAAGTATGCTACTAGAATCGGTAAAAGTAAAGAAGCATTAACTCAATTTGAAAAATCACAAGCGATTACTAATGACGTTTTAGAGCAAGCAGAGCAAAAATTCGGAGCCATAGCAAAAATAATGTCTCCAGAAGTTAATCAAATAAATATAATGGCTAAATCATTTGATGATATGACTAATTCTTTGAAACTATTTATAGCAGGTCCAGCAAGCGCTTTAGCCACTTTCTTTAGTACTCATATTGTAGCAGCCGCAGGGATGCTACTATTATTAGCACAACCTATACTTAGAACTATAATACCAAGTTATGACGAATTCAAAGTAAAGGCTACAGCTTCTATAGATATGCATAATTCTAAATTAAAAGAAGCTCAAATAAGAGCAGAAGCTTTTGCACATTCAACTACAAAAATGGCAGCCACAGCAAGAATAAACTATAAAGGTCTTTCTAAACAGGCAACAGATTTATCAAGAGCAACTGGTAAAGGAGCAGTAGGTCCTGGAGGCGGAGCAGGTATGGCGAATCTAAAAGCAGGTCGAGAAATGACTCCTGCACAATTAGCTCGTATGAGAACTTCTGCAGCTAAAGGAGTAGGTCCTTTCAAAGGTCTGCATAAAACAATTTTAGATGATTGGACTAGAACACTAGATAAAATGGCTATGGAACAAGCAGAATATCATACAAAAAGTGGAACTATGTTGAAAAAAGGTAAACTTAGTTGGGACGTTTTTTATGCTAAAGTACAGATAGCGGGTCAAAAAACTATGTCAGCTCTTAAGTCAATGCAAATAGGAATGATGAAAGCAGTAGGCATGGCCATGTCTGCATTAACTTGGGCTAGTATAGGATATATTGCGTACGAAGGAATAAAGGAAGGAATAAACTGGCTTAGGGACTACTCACGTGAAACCAACAATGCTGAATCAAAAGTATCAAGACTTTTATCAACTCAAAGAGATTTAAATAAAGAAATCAAGGAAATGATGTCAGGAGCTGCCTCTTTAAGAGATGTTAAAGCAGGTTTTGGGAATTATGTAGAACAAGCAGGAAGAAGCTTTACTTCAGCAGCTATTGGGGACACAGGAGGAGCCATTATAGCCCAAAGAAAAAGTTTAGAGGAACAGAAAAAGGGCATTTTAAGTTTTGGCGCGCAGGGTAAAGGACTAAAACGAAGCTCTAAATCAATGGACTATATGGGTCTGAATGACAGACTTGATGAAATAATTAAAGAGCGGGGTTTAAAGGACATACTCCGTACAGAGAAAAAAGGTTTGGGGTGGGCTGCGGAGAATCAAGTTGGAGCTGTAAAGACAGACAAAAGAACACAAGCCTTAGACATATATAACCAACAAGTTGGAAAATATAATAGTCAAATGAAAGATCAAGCAGAGTTAGAAAAAAATCTTATCACTAGAGTAGAATCAATGACAAAAGAGTACCCATTCTTAACAGATGTTGTAGCAAGAATGAAAGACGGAAATTTTGAACTAAATGATACTGAAGTAAAACTTATAGAACAGTATAAATCAGCGGGCGCAGCTGTAACAAAACTTAGAGATAGTACTGATAAGTATAATAAAACAGTATCAGGTTATTTAGGTTTAACAGGCAATAAACATCTTAACTTTTTGGCAGATGTTAAAGAACGGTATACTTTAATGCTCGAAGCAGTTAATGAATCAACTAAAGGTACTGAAGGACATACGAAAGCAGTAGCAGACGCAGCAAAGTTTAAACCTTTTTTAGATGCAGTAGAAGACCTTACAATAGAACAAACAGGAAGAGATGAAAAAATTAGACAATTAGATATTTTAATAGCTCAAGATAAAAATTTAATTACAGGTGGAACAAAATATAATGCTATGAGGGAAAGACAGAATAGAATAGAGCAAAATAGCATAAAAATAAAAAGCAAATTAGCAACAATAGCCTTTCTAGGATCAGCAGAAGGACAAAAACAATTTGAAGGTCCTAAAGGACAAGAAATATATAGACAAAGAGTTCAAGGATTAAGAGACGAAATAAGCGTCATTGATGCAGCCACACTGGCGTTTCAACGACAAGATAATGTTCTAGACCAATTAGGAAATACTTTCGTAAAAAGTTTTGAAACACAAATGACTAGTGCTTTACTTGCATTAATGGACGGAACAAAAAGTTTTAGTGAAGCAATGGGATCTATGGCTAAAGCAGTAATACAAGCTTTATTACAAATTATGGCACAAATGATGGCAATGAGAATAATGACTGCAATGTTTGGTATGGGTACTATGTCATCAAGTGACGTAACAACACAACAAATGCAAGGTTTTGGACCTACCTATGGTAATTATAATACGGGTCTAGCAAGAGATGGCGGCTATTTTAATTCAGCAGGCAAAGCACATGCTTTACCATCTGCAGCAGAAGGAGCAGTTATGCAAGGTCCTAAATCAGGCTATCCAGCAATACTTCACGGTAAGGAATATGTACTAAATGAAAAACAAATGGGTAGTATGATGTCAGGTGGACAAACAAATAATACAAGTGTCGTAGTAAACGTAAAAGATGGACAAGCAAGTTCACAAACTAATGGGCAATCTCAAGGAGCTGCCCTCGGAAAACTAATAGCGGCATCAATTGAAGAAAGACTAGTAAATGAGTCACGTCCAGGCGGTTTATTAGCTAGAGGAGGAGACGGATAATGGCAACAGGATTAACACAATCTGACGGATCAAACATAACAGGGTTTAGTGCTGCCGTAATGCCTGATAAGGGATTTTCAAAAACAGACAACCCAAGAGTACTGTCAACTGCATTTGGTGATGGGTATGAACAACGTTTAGCTGATGGAATAAATATTTTAGACCAAACTTTTGCATTACAATTTACAAGTAGACCTAAAGCAGAAATTGATGACTTAGTAACTTTCTTTGTAAGTTTAGGCGGAGTAGATGTTTGTAAATTTACTTATGCAGATAGTAACTCAGGTGGAAGTGAGGCTTCAATAAAAGCAATTGCAAGAACTTGGAATCAAACTTTTGATGTCGGGGACTTTTATAGTTTATCAGTAAGTTTATCTAGGACTTATGAGCCATGAGTACAGATGCTATAGTACAAGACGTCCAAGAATTAGCTATATCTTCAGGTATAATAGAGCTATTCGAGTTACAAGTAAGTACAAGTCCTGATCAATGGATTTATTTTACAAGTAGTTATTATGACCCTACCTCAGCAACAGGATACTGTAAAATGTGGGATATTGATGATAATACTACAGTTAGAACTTATTATGTTATTCCTGCAGGTATAGAGGGATTTAAATATAAAACAGATGGTCCTTTACCTCAACCAAAACTTACAATAGCAAACGTATTAAGAACTACAACTGATAATAGTTTAGCAGGGTTATTATCTTCAGCTACTTATGAGGATATATTAGGAATGAAATTTAGAAGAAGAAGAACGTTAAAAAAATATTTATATAACGTGTCAACATCAACTCCTCCTGTAGAATTCACATCAGATTTATTTTATTTAGATAGAATTGAAAATGAAAATGAAAATGACATCACTTTTACACTAGTATCCCCTTTTGATTTAACAGGAATAAATCTACCTAGAAGAGTGATTATTGGAAACATGTGTCCGTGGGAGTATCAAGGAGCAGGGGACCATTTAAATAACTGGGAGAAAAAAGGTGGGTGTACTTGGAATAATGAAAGTAAAATAACCATTGATGGAGTAGAACATAGAACTTTTGTAAATCAAGATGATGAATATGTTGTACCTTCTACAACAACCTTTACAGATGACCCAGGCGATTCTAGTACTAGAACATTAGATGAGTACTATCAAACTGATGCTACAGGATTAAAAGAAATTGAATGGGGTGGAAGCTATTCAGCAGCAAGTGCAGGATCAGGGTATACTCTAAGTGATGGAAATAGATGGCAAGCAGATTCCGCTGCAACTACAGTTCCTGCAGATAATAGTTCAGGTTGGAGTAGAGTAAGAGTTTTTAGTAATTATACTATGGCTAATGCTGTTAGAGTATTTGAACAAGACGAATTTAATAGTTATGTTCTAGATGGTCAAATAGAAAGTATATCTATATCTAGTGCGGGTAGTAGCTATACTAGTGCTCCAACTGTGACGATAAGTGCTCCTGGAATTGGAACTACAAATGGTATTCAAGCAACAGGAACAGCACTACTTTCAGGTGCTACAGTTTCAGCAATAGCAATAGATGACCCAGGGCATGGGTATGTCGCAGGCGAAACAGTAACAGTAACAATTGCAGGTAATGCTACAGCAACAAATCCAACAGTAGTTACTAGATTATGGCAGGCTAGAAGAGAAGGTCAAACTGGTACTGATACTAATAAAAGGGTACAGCCAGGCTTTAATAATTATTGGACAAGAGGAGATGTATGTGGTAAAAAGATAACTTCCTGTAAGATGAGATTTGGATTTAATCCATTAATAACTTTAGCTTATGATAATCAAAGTGCTAATTTTACAGCAGCAACGCAATTAACGGGTGGAACTAGTACTGCTACAGCTACAATTATGAAGGATACTGATGCTGGAACTACAGGAACTTTAACATTATCTAATGTATCAGGAACTTTTCAAGATGGTGAGACTATAACAGATGATAATAGCACTCCAGGCTCCGCTACAGTTAACGGTACAGCAGGTGGAGCAATAAATAGTAGAGGAAAAATAGCACTAAGAACTTTGGATACAGGTGCTGGACTACCACATGGTGGGTTCCCTGCCGCAAGAAGAATGGGGGGATAATGTTAGAAAAGCACTTAGCAGAAATATTTGCTCATTTAGAAACCGAATATCCAAAAGAGGGTTGTGGTGTAATTGGTACTATAAATGGAGAAACCCAATGGTTTCCCTGTAGGAACCAAGCAGAAGAACCTGAAGAAGATTTTGAGATACATTCAAAAGATTATGTAGAATGTTGTATTGTTTCTGATAAAATAGAAGCAATAGTTCATAGTCACCCTGACTATAAACCTGATCCAAGTGATCACGATATACGATCATGTAATTTTTTGAATATACCTTATTATATAATAAGTATACCAAATAAAGAAGTGGTTAAATTAACCCCAGGAGAAAGAGAGGAAAGCAATGTCACGGAACGTTTATTTACACGGTGAATTAGGAGAAAAGTTTGGAGCCCATTGGGAAATGAGTGCTCCGACTATAGCTGATGCTGTAAGATTAATTGAATGTCAAACTAAGGGCTTCAAAAAGTATTTGCTGGGCTCAGTAGATGCAGGCTTAGAGGCTGCTGTAGTTATAAAAGACAGAGAAATAGAAGAGGCACTAGAACTTGATTTAAAGATGGAAGGGGATATGCATATTGCATTAATGCCTTCCGGGTCAAGGAAGGGATGGGCTAAACTAATTTTAGCAGCTATAATAGTTTATCTAACTTGGGGATCTGCAGCATCAGGAGGCTGGGCAGCAGGTGGAACATCAGCAGCACCTATTGCAGGAACATTAGGAATAGGAGGTTCTG